AAATTATATTTACCTGTATAAACATAAAATAAACAAAAAAATTTAATGACTACTACAGAAATTAAAAGAAAAATTGCTGAATTGTTAGGCAAGTCATTCCAAACATTCGGAGCGTATAAAACCAAAGAAGGTGCAGAGTTCAAAGTAAGTGAAAAAATGGAGGTAGGAGCACCTATCTATGTTATCACTCCCGAGGGCGAACTACCTGTTATGGATGGTGAATACGAATTGGAAAGCGGAATGCTACTAAAGGTAAAAGAAGGAATTATTAATGCTATTGAGAACGCTGCAACTGATGGCGGAACTCCTATTGATGAAACCTCCGACCAAGAAAACGGACCTGAAAACTTTGACGAAGCGAAACTGCTTGACGGAACCATTATAGGAACCGACGGGCCTATTGAGCTTGGTAAAAAATTGTATGTTAAAGATGAGGCTGGCGACTATGTCCAAGCCCCTGAAGGTGAGCACTCTACGGACACTATGACCCTTGTCGTAAATGGCGAAGGTGTAATTACTGGCTTGAAAAAAGAAGGTGAAGAGGGCGAAGGTTCTCTTGCTGAAATGATGGCTCTCTTTAGCGAAGCTTTAACAACTTTAACAAAAGAAATTACTTCTATGAAAACAGAGCAAAATGCTCTTAAAGAGAAGTTCAATAAAATAGCTGGTTCTCCTGCTGGCGAGCGTGTTTTTTCATCGTATTCTAAAGAGAATACAACGGAAGAAAACCCTCGTGCTATGCGTTTGCAAGCACTTGCGGAGTTCCAAAAATCTAAACGCAAACATTAATAAAAAACAAAAATGAAAAAAGAATTAAAAAAACACGACTTTTCGTTTAATTTAGCAGGTCTCGCTACCTACACCGATGAAATTGGCGGGCTCCTAATTCAAGAAGCGATAACAAAAGCAAAAACCGTCCAAATTGGATACATCCAAAGCGGCATTAAAGGCACACAAGCCATCAACCTTTTAAGCTCCGAGCTCTATGTTCAGGACGGCGGGTGTGGATGGGCTCCAAGCGGTCAAACAATTTTTACCCAAAGAGACATCACGGTCTGCTCATTCCGCGTTAATGAAACTTTATGTCCAGAACAGCTTAACGACTATTGGGCTGGTCAGTTCCTAAATGCAGGTTCTTATAATGAAAGCGTTCCATTTGAGACCGCTATCTCTAATCTTAAAAGCGAACAAATTTCTCTGTTCTGCGAAAATACCTTATGGTCTGCTCTTCCAGCATCTTCTGGCGGAACAGCTTGTTTCACGGGCTTCAAAGGTCTCTTCAGCACTGCGGTAACGGTCGCTGACCAAGTCAATTTTGTTGTGTCTCCAACCACACCTGCAGTAGGTGATATGATGGAGGCTGTTGACGAGGTAATTTCTGCTCTTCCTGACGCAATTCAACAGCGCACCGATGTAGTGGTAATGATGAGCATTGCTAACTACAGAAAGTATCAAATTGACCTTCGTAATTCTAACTGGTATGCATTCACAAATGAGACCAGAGAAGCAGGACAACCACAACTTGAAATTATGCACCCTGGCACAGGGATTATGGTTTATGGAGTTCCTGGACTTATTAACTCAAACCAAATTGTTGCTGGTCCAAAAAATGAATTAATTATTGGAGTGGATTTGATGAGTGATAGTGAGCGTTTGGACATCTTCTACGACAGAAATGCTGACGAGGTTCGTGTTCGTTCTAACTTCAAGTTAGGAGCACAAATTCCTTTCCCTGATAACTGGTCATCCAACGGTTTATCATAACCCTAAACTACAATAAAAAATAAAATAAAATGAGTAATTATTCTGCGTGTCTCCAAACACAATGTATAGATTTAGGGTGTGCTTCCAATGTTGGTGGCATAACTGAAATTTATCTTGTCGCTGGTGATATTACCGGGGTTACCTACAACTCTGTTGGTTCCGTCACTGGCATCACCGGAACAGGAACCACTTACACTTATTCAGTGCAGAAACAAACAAGTTCTTTGACCGAGACCTTCAACAGCGACTTGGTTAATGGAACTCTATTCTACACTCAAGATTTAGTTCTTGTATTCCAGAAAATGGACCAGCAAAAACGCAACCAAGTTCGTCTTATGGCACAGAACCGAGGATTAAAAGCGTTTGCGTTAGATAATAATGGAACCTATTGGTTTTTAGGGAATGACTTTGGAGGAGGCTTCCTCTCTGCGGGCACCGGCGCAACCGGAACGGCCTTTGGAGATAGTAATTCTTACAGCGTTACTTTGCAATTTTTTAGCAGAGACCCAATGACCACTTTAGCGAGCACTTTATCTGCTGCTTTAGCGGCTGGAAGCATCACTATTGCTTCTTGCTAAACAAACAAATATAACCCTTTAAGGGAGGGGTAAAACCCTCCCTTTTTTTAGCCAAAGAATAAGTAAAAATGTTGCTGATAAAGAAAGGACAAACAAACGATATTTCCGTAAGCGTTTCGCTAAATGCGACGCTGAGTAGTCCTACCTATCTTTTTAGGTTTGTGAATATCCTATCCAAGGATACTTACATTTTTTACCCCAAGGTAATCCTATTAAATGAACGATATGATGAGTTCCAATTTATAGAGGGAAGCCCTACTAACTTATTCGCAGACCCCCCTGTTGTTTCCTTCACTTATGAGGGTCAATATTGGGTCTATATTTACCAAATGCCGTGTGGAAGCACGAGTTTAGACCCCGCAGATGGTGAGTTGCTATTTGATGGTAGGGCACAAGTCATAGACGACTGCCCTGACCCTCAATACTGGCAGTTTATTTCCTCAAATGAGGACAACGCAAACTTCATTTTCATTCAAGAAGACGAGCAATGCCCACCCACACCTTCACCAACGGCAAGTCCAACCGCAACTAATACCCCAACTCAAACGCAAACTCCCACTCAAACTGCGAGTATGACCCCTACGCCCACGCCTTCAATTACAGCGTCGGCAACGCCAACTCATACCCCTACACAAACACAAACCGGAACCCCTACAAACACTCCAACGCAGACAGGAACTCCAACGAACACTCCTACTAATACAGGAACCCCGACGAATACTCCAACACAGACCCAAACTGGCACACCAACCAATACTCCAACCAAAACTCAAACCAGCACTCCAACGAATACCCCGAGTAATAGCCCGACACCTTCAATAACTCCGTCAATGACGGCTAATCCGGTATGTCCTCAAGAGTTCGTGGTGAGCAATGCAGCGTCTCCCGTTTTTGATAATGGAACCTATTTAAGACAATATGAAAGTTCAGGTTTGACTATGAACTTTGGATATGTCGTTTATGTCAATAACATCAGTGGTTATGTGGTTATTGGAACCGCTCCTGATGGAAATAATTACCCAATTTTCCAATACAAAGCAGGGGGAGATATAAACAGCGTCTTCCGTGCTTTTAGGAAGGTTGATGACGGAGATTTAGGTTGGAACTCACAAGAACAAAGTGTGGATATTTTGTCTTCCGGAGTGACCTTTATTGGAGCACGAGAGGTGCTCACGACGGCATCTATTGACTTCGGTGGAGTAAAATACCCACCAAGTGGTGTTGTGAACTTTGGATACATCACATATCCGTTGAGTTGCCCAAGCCCGACACCTACAAAGACCCCAACGAGCACACCAACTCAAACTCCAAGTAATACACCGACGAATACGGCTACGCAGACCCAAACACCTACGCAGACCCAAACACAGACGCAAACGGGAACCCCAACTAACACGCCAACAAACACCCAAACCCAAACAGGAACGCCCACGCCTACTCCTACGCCCTCTTCAACACCACTACCTCCGACCATCGTCAATTTCACTTCGTCCGGAACTTGGACTGCTCCTGCAGGGGTAACAAGTGCTATTGTTGAATGTTGGGGTGCTGGCGGTGGTGGTGGAGGTTCTGGTGGTTTCCCGTCTACTGGTGGTGGAGGAGCAGGTGGTTCTTACGCTAAAAAAACCGTAACTGTCGTTCCTTCAACAACTTATACCGTAACCGTCGGTACTGGAGGTGCGGGTGGTAATGCTGCTTTTGCAGGAAATGGTGGAGTAGGTAATCCGTCTTGGTTTGGAACTACAGGAACCGTATTCGCACAAGGTGGTGCCGGTGGTAATGGTGGCCCAAACAATAACCAAAATGGAACAGGAGGTTCAGGTTCAACATCCAGTAGTATAGGTGATGTGCTTTACCGTGGTGGTAATGGTGGAACAGGTGTCAATACCGCTTCAGTTGGTAGTGGAGCGGGTGGTGGTGCTGCTGGTTCTTCTGTTGATGGAGGAGATGCGGTTCAATATACCCAAGGTTTAGGTGGAACAGGGAACCCCGAAGGTGGTAATGGAAATAATGGTGTATCAGGAACTGCTAATGGTGCTACAGGTTTTGCTTCAGGTGGTGGAGGTTCAGGTGGTAAATCTTACACTTCCATAAATGCTGCTGGAGGTGCTGGAGCACGAGGATATGTGAGAATAACATATTTTGTATAAAATGACCTAATTAAAAAATGGAACAAGTAGCAATAATAACACAAGAACAAGCAGACCTATTAAGGGGTCAAGAATTTGCGCCAGCATCACATTATAACCCCGTTCAAGATTGTCTTGAAAATTGGATTATTTCTATTCAGGAAATAGAGCAAACAACTAATCCTGAATATCTATGGGTTAAAGATTTGCCCTTAATAGATTGGTGTGAGCCTATACCGAACCCATCAGGAATTACAGAAAATATTTTATAACCAGACTTTTTTTATATTTTAGGGTATGAGTAATAACAATTTGACGCGACTGGACTTTGAGACCGTGGCTTTGCCTACCTTTGAGGAGGTCTTGAATAACAAGGAATGGGTTTATTGGGGCGGTGATAATATGTGGCCGATACACTCGGTTTCCCTTTATAACTATTCTGCCATCAATAGAGCGTGTTTGAACGCAAAAAGAGACGCTGTATGGGGTAAAATGATGCTTGTAGATGGTATGGACGCAGACCTATTGATGGCAAACGGAAGCGAGAGCATTAGAAGCATTTACAAGAAGACAGCTATGGACTTTGTAATCCATAACGGGTTTAGTATGAATGTAATAAAGAGAATGGATGGTGAGGGTATTTCCGAGTTATACCATATTGATATTTCAAAGTTGCGTTCTGCAAAAGCAGACCATAGGGATTATGTGCAGAATTATTGGTATAGTTCTAATTGGGCCGACACAAGAAAATATAGACCTGTTTCGCTACCTGCTTTTGACCTAAATGTTGAAGAGCCAAGCCAAGTTTATTGGTATATGGGATATGCCCCAAACCAAACATACTATCCCGTTCCAGATTGGATAGGTGCAAGGGTTAGTTGTGAGATTGATATTAACATCAAAAACTTCCATTTACAGAACCTTCAAAATGGATTTTTCCCTTCAATTTTTATATCACTAAATAATGGTGTTCCAAGTGAGGAGGAGCGTTCGCAGGTGTATAGGCACCTTTACGAAAAATACTCATCCAGCAACAACGCAGGGGCTATGTTCCTGAATTTTGCGGATGATAAGGAACACGAGCCAACAATTACCCCCCTTAATCCACCGACATCGGACCAGTTTTATAAGGATATGGATGATGTTGTTCGCAACACCATTCTAACAGGTCATAGGATTACTTCTCCTAAACTTTTAGGTATTGAAACACCTGGCAGTTTAGGAAGCAAAAATGAGGTTGTTGAGGGCTACGAACACTTCCTTCGCACCGTGATAGTTCCACTTCAAGAGCAGCTCATAAGTGAG